CTAACGCCTGTGATCGATGGATATATTGCCAACCATGACAAAGGCCATTTTGTTGCTATCCAAAAAGTTGTGCAATTTAGCACCAATCATTGGGAGAGCCTTAAATCAGCCCAACAACCAACCCAGTCGGTCAATGAGGATGAGGTTGTTATCCAGGAAGTTTCTTCAGAGAATTAAGGTTTGCATTGTTTTGCAACTTGCTCGATATAGCCTTGGAGATATTCAATCACTTCGTTGTCTTTGATGGCGCTGGCTCGGAGATCGAGAACAGCCCGTCCACCAGCGCCAGAGAGTTCGACTTGTGCTGCATCGCCCACTCCGCAGGTGCCGGAAGTTGTGTCCCGGATGAGCTGGCTGGTGGCAAGGTTTGCTGTCGCGATGCGCACCCGGCGAGTGCCGTCAGCAACATCAGCACGCAACCGGTCATTTTTGGCCTGTTCATCGGCTAATTCCTTCGTGTGTTTGGCATCCAGAGCTGCCAGCGCGGTTTGTGCCGCTTCGGAGCGTTTCTTCTGGTTGGTCAGGTCAATCACTGCCTGATCACTGATTTTCTTCAGCTCTGCGGTGTGGGTCGCTTTCAGCTTTGACACGTCGGCGTCCCAGCGCAGCCCCTCAATCCACCAGACCAGCGCGACGCCAGCCACGAAGGCCAGCACGATCGATAAATTGTTATTCATCCAGTCCCCAGCAGGTCAGTTCGCTTTCCTGATCACGCCTAATGACCTGACCAGCGCAGTTGTTCGCCCGAATTCGGCAATCTTTCCCACCGTCCCAGATCCAGCGTTTAATCTCTGCGCAAGCACCAAGGCGGTCACCGGCGTTAATTTTTCGGTAGAACGTAGAAGGGAAGCATTTGCTCGGCCCGATGTTCCAAGGGCAGAACGAGGCGATCCCTACCTTCTGGGGAGGAGTAAGCGGAACGTGAATGTTTTTATCAACCCACGCCAGCGCTTTTGCCTGCTCGGCTTTGTCGATAGCATCGCACTGTGAGCGCGTTAGCTTCATGCCTTTAAGTACAGGCTTGCCATTCACATACGTCACGCCGCCGCAGATTGTCCAGATGCCACCTTGATCAGGGTAGGCAATTAGGCTTGTGCCTTCTTTCTCATCCTGAAATTGACCCATCAGAGCCGGGGCCGAGGCGCCAGCAGCAATCAGCGCCAGCATTGCTGCACTGAGTTTTGTCTTAAGCTTTGCCAAATCAGACCTCGCTGGTTTTCTGTGCGAGATCATTCACCAGCTGAACCGTTGCTGATGGATTTTTGGCATCAACCTTATCGGCGATCTCTTGGAGTATCCGTGTGCGCTTCATCTGTTCGCGACGATTCAGGAAATACGTCAAAGCAGTAAAGAGCGCCCCGATCAGCACGCCAGCGATAAAGCCCCAATCCTGAAGGGATAAGCTTGCAAAGAAGGCCGTAATTCCAGCACCACCATATGTAGCGTTACTGTATTTTTCGTCCATTTTCATAGTCTCCCCCTCCGGTTTGCCGGTTGGGTGCGCAGTCAAGATGTAGGAAGAAATTAGCGGCTCAGTCACTTTGCGAAAATTGAATGGTTAGCTGATTGACTGGCCGCTAAAAGCGGAAAAGGCCACCTATATGCAGCCCTTAATTTTACTTAAAAATTATTTAACTATTGACCATTAAAGATGTATGTTTTTTTCTTCCCTGGTGTTGGCCACTGATTGGCAACCTCACTTTCTGCTTAGTGCAGAGGTGAGGTTTTTTTTGGATAACTTCCGAGATATAAGTCCAACTAAGTAAGAGAGTGCTAAATGCACATTGCTATCTTCAATGCCGAATCAATGAAATAAAAAAGGCCGCCCGCAGGCAGCCTTACTAAAGTTTTCTTACACTATGTAGTTACCGAGCTCATTAGCCGCGACCACTCTTCTATCTGGGGTCGGTAAATGAATTTAGCTTCATCAGGTTCGAAAAGACTGAGACCTTTTACGATGCATGCAATACAGGGAAACTCCTCAGGCATCTGAGCTAATATCTCCCGCTCAAGTAAGTCAGGATCAAATAATGTGCTCAGGCCTTCATCTAAACGCAAAAAGTCATGAGTCATCCACAATTTGTATTCAAATTCGTTTTTCAACAGTTTCATAGCCCCTCCTTTTTTATCTAAAAAGGATAGCAATGATTCTGCCAAACGGTAATGAATTGACACATTTTTGACAGGTCACCTGCGGCAGCCGTTGAGCCTTGACTTTTCTAGTCCAAGATACCGAATAGTCTGGCCCACTCTACAACCTGAGAACGGTAGACAAATTGCAAAGCTTCAGGCTCTAAAGGGCTTGGACCTTTTACTACGAAAACAATGCATGGAAATTGATCGGGCATCTGATGCAAAAGTTCTCTTTCTAACTCATCGGGCTCGAAAACGGATGGGTATTTCTCATCAAGATGAAAGTAATCTTTCTCCATCCATTGTCTATATTCAAACTCAGTATTTAGTAGCTTCATGCAAATCACCCCACGCTAATGTCTATGAACAGGATAGCAGGCATCAGGCTACTGAACGATGATTTAGATCCACACTCTCGCAGTGTTAGATTGAGTAACGGGCATTGGTAAACCCCTTATCACTGTTATTGTCCTCCGCGAATAGTGGGCATAAAAAAGCCCCAGACAATGCCGGGGCTGTAATGTGTTATGAGGTATTCGACTGTTCAGGGAATACTTCTCCCAACGTCTGGTTATACCGTTCCTCTTCGAGTTCCACGCCCAGCGCGAAACGTCCCAGGTTGATGGCCTCTTTTATCGTGGAACCTGATCCCATGAAAAAATCAGCCACTACATCACCCGGTCGGCTGCTGGCGTTGATGATGTCTCTGATCATCTCCGCTGGCTTTTCGCATGGGTGTTTTCCAGGATAATAAGAAACTGACTTATACGTCCATACGTCTGTAAACGGTACGAGACTCGTCACTGTGAAAGGCCGTCGCAATTGCTTTAGCTCATCCACCAGATCCGTATAACGTCGGGATAATGAATGATATTCAACTACCAACTGATGGTGAGGAAGTTCCAGCTCTTGCCGCGCATGCTTTTCGCGGGCTACGCGATCAAATAACCCTTGAAGCGCCAGATAGTCTTTCTCACTGGGTAATTGCCACTGGCTCTCGCTGAACCAATGCGAAGCCATTTGCTTACCAGTTGCCTGATGAATTTCTTTAGCACTGATCCCCAACGCTTTGCGGGCATCACTAAAATAATCAACCAGAGGCTTGAGCGTATTTTTGCGTTGTTCCTTGCACTGCGCGGAATAACTTGATGCCTTACCTCTATAAGGCCCGCTGTAATGCTCAGCGAAGAGGATCCTCTCAGTAGCGGGGAAATAGGCCCTCAAGTCTTCTTTGTGCTGCCTGTTCCATGGCCCGGAAGGTTTGGCCCAAATGATGTGGTTCAGAATCTTGAACCGCTCACGCATCAGTAACTCAGTGTCAGCAGCCAAACGCGAACCGCAAAATACGTACAGGCTGCCAGATGGTTTTAGTACGCGCCAGAACTCCGCAAATATCTCGTCAAGCCATGTCAGATAAGCTGACTCGTCAGGCCATTGATTGTCCCATTTACATGATTTAACCCTGAAATAGGGAGGATCCGTGGCAATCAGGTCAATGCAGTTATCAGGTAAGGTTTTGATGTATTGGAGTGAGTCAGCACAAATAATATTTATACTGTTTAAATTCACAGTGCTTTTCATAGATCAGAGACGCCCTTTTTGATAGGCTCCATTTGCTGTGTGCACATCAGCAATGGGCCTCGGTTCGCTCGTGACCAACTAACGGGCGAATGGCGTGCACGATGTTATCAGCATCATGTACGCCGCCCATTCCACAAACAAATAAGCCCTGGCAAATGCCGGGGCTTTTCTTTGGAATAAAAAAGGCCGCCATCTGGCAGCCATTAAAACGAGAAAACCCGCATGAGGCGGGCTTGGGTTAACATTCGACTGAGCGCTGAGAGTGTGAAGGGGATCGATAGTGCGTATCGTTGTTTACCCAACGCTCATGCGAATGCGCTTTCCAATCACTCCGGGTTATCCCATCTTCGCAGACTGAAAAGCATTGTTTGGTTGTTGCAGTGCCGGGTGCCTCCCGGTGAACCGTTGACCAGCCAATCTCGGTTCGCTGTCTTCACTTGGAGGGTAAGCTGATTAGCCCTACCGCATAGGTAGGATTCACCGCAACGTCTTAAACCTATCATATGCCCACAAAAGACAAAACCCCGCCGGAGCGAGGTTCTGAGATTGTCTAAGCTTTGTGACTACGTGACCACTCTTAACAGGTTACAAGAGTTTTTGCGTAGCGCACTAGAACTATTTTATGCGACTTTCGCCACCCTGATTTTCTGAGTATAAGCGTCCATCTCCAGCACCGCTCCGGTCATCGCGAGACACCCATCAACGAAGCCTTCCGCTACCTGCAACTGCTGGCGGATCAGGCCTTCACTCACTTTGTACATCTTCGCTATTTTCCGTTTGGACAGGCCCATGCGGTAATGCAGCATGATAAGGGTCACCTCTTCCGGTTTCCGAACCGCTGCCAGGCGGCCCACTGCGGCATCCACGATCAGGCCGTCATTATCACAGCAGGATTCCACTTTGCTGGATTCGGCGGGTAACAGTCCTTTGAATCCTGCGGCAATCGGTGACCAGTCAACGCCTGAATTATCTTTCGCCCAAACACCGTAACGAGCCAGTACCAGTTGAATATCACGCATTATTCTCTCCACGCTCTTATTTTGCTTTACCGGTAGCGATAACACCCATCGCCAGCGCGCGGTCTAATGTCGTTAGTAACAGGTGTTCCTGTGTACCGTGTTCTGCTTCCCAATCCGGGGTATTCGCATGTAGTGAGTCGTGACACCGTCTGCACAGCGGAATCACGAACAGGTCATGCGCTTTTGTCGCCATTCCACCAAATCCGTTGCCGGAGATGTGGTGAGGATCATCAGACCCGTTACCACAGGCACAACATGGCTGGCGCTTTATCCACTGGGTGTATTTCGTGTTCTCATACCGGCGGCGCTTCGGGCGCAGCAAGAATGATTCTGGCGTCTCCGGATCGATTGCCAGCGCCAGCACCGGTTTGATGTTTTCCGCCAGCACTTCACCAGGCTGTTTCGCCCATGGGTTCACGTCTGCCTCTTTGCGCTGGCCACCGGGCACGTCATAAGGAATCCCCATGGCTTCACTGATAATTTTCTCCGGTAACTTGTCAACTATGCCCTTTCCGACCGCCCACCAGCACAACTCGCCCAGTGATATTTTGTGACCAACAGGCTCGCCCAACCAGCGGCGGATCCTTTCAGTGACAAATTCCATGGTGTTCGCCAGAGCTAAATCATCCAGATCGACTGATTCTTTGTTCCGTAACTGGGTGTCGTGATACCAGCATAGGGATAGAACTCCGCGCTTCCTACGCGCATGCGTCATTTCTTGGTGATGATATCCAGCATGATCGGAGCATTGGCAACCGTGATTGTGTTTAACCCAATTAGTCATCGCCTCCCATCCGCCGGCAGCATAAAGAACGGGCTCTGACGCGAGAAAACTGCTTATCAGTGGGTGTTTGGCGATCGGCTGCACTTCTGGAAGAACAAGCCCATCTGGCGCATTACGCAAATCAGCGGGCTCGTCGGTGATCAGCAGACGTTTCCCTGAGAAGTGCTGCAGCATGTCGCCCGGCGGCCGCAACAGCACGATCCCCAAATCCCTCTGTGGGTATGGCTTCAATAATGCTCTCATTTTGCGCCCTCCCCGGCTTTGGCCAGGCTATTCAGCACAGCATCAGCATGTTCATGCGCGTTGTCGTAATCCGACGGGCAATGCTCGCCAGTTGCTGATGCGGCTTTCAAGTAACCACGGTAAGCATCGAGCCAGATTTTCTGAAGTTCATTCATTTGCGAGGACCTCCATGGCCTCACGAACCTGACTACGTAACATCCGTATATTGGTGTAAGTATCTCGACTGATATTCATCACAATTGCTATAAAATCACCCGTCGATAAACCGCTGTCTTCTTCAAACTCTCTCATGAGGGTACTAAAGCGCTGGAGCATATCTTGCCGAACGTCTGGATCGTTAAAGCTACTGTTTATCCATGTTTGAAGAGCATCAGATTCTTTGTGCATTCTGATCAGGCGTAATGCTGTGGATATTGTTTCAACCGGCACAACGACAAACTCTGGATTCTCAACTGAATCGGCAGCCCATGAATGTGCATACTTGGATTCATTGAATGTGAATTCGGGCTTATCGCCGAAGGCAGCCGCGGCGCATGCCCATACATGAACGCCACCCTTCGCGAGTATCTGAACTTTCGTCAGAGGTAGTTCCGTTTCACCCATTATTTTTTCAATAATTTCAGGTGATTCATTTATTAGTTGAGCGCTAATATTTAGTGTCGGATTATTTTCAGAAATACTTTGTGGTTGGATATGATGATGGAGGAGCGCTGCTTCGCGACGGATTTGCATAAGAAAGGCATCACCTTGCGCCAGCAGTTGTTCTCGGTCGATGTAGTCGAACGCGGGACCGCGCCACTTTTTATCAAACACGGCAACAGCGCCAGCAAAGAATGCCCCAGTAGGTATTTGCTTTTCATCGGCAGGTATAAACCAAGAAGGTGTATCAAACCCAATGCGACCACGGATGAAAGAGACGTGATCCGCCCCTTCTGGCCACCATGTTTCCGACGTCGCGGCTTTGATGAGGAACACATACCGGCCGCCAAGCTCACGCATCTGGAATGTGTGGTTCATGATGTGTGACATACCGGTGACCTGCTGACCTTCATGCTGGCTGGCACGGGAGTATGGCGGGTTTCCGAAAGCGGCCCCGTTCAGTTCGCCCAGTTTGGCTGACCAGTCCTGAGTCAGCGCATTGTCTTCAACGGTGTAGAACGCTGGGCATTTGCTGTTTTCACCATCGGTAAACAGATCGAGAACCAGCGGGCCGAACCTTGCATTGATGCCCCAGAAAAGTGCATCAGGTGTGCGCCACTGATCCCCAACTTCTTTCAGCTTGTGGCTAGATAATTGCTTTTGCTCTGCGAGCGCCAGTGAATATGGATTGCTCATGCCTGTTCCCTTCCTTGACGTGCTGCCCATAAATTACGCTCAAATTCATCACTGATTTCAGCATGCGTTTTCACTGCTTCGGATGCCGTGACAAGACGGAATTTGCGGGGCGGTTTTGCCGTCATTGTGATTGTGATTTCTGGTCGGCGGCGCAGCGCGTTGAGGGCGCCATGAACTGCCGTAGGGTGCGGAGTCGAACCGGTGTTAGCCAAGATAGCGGCCTCGATTTCAGCCGCGGTGCGTGGGGTGTTGTCGCTCTCCAGCACTTCAAGAACTAATTCAGGATATGATTTCATGCTGCTTTCACTCCCTTCTGGCGCTGGGCGCACTCTTTCCAGATTTTGGACCATGTGGAGATGGCGAAATCACTGCGCATGCTGCGGACGCTGGCTTTGCTGGCCTCGGTGCACACCAGTTTTTCCAACTCGCTCGGGGCCTTGGTCACCGCTACACCACTGATGAACCGGCGGTATGCAGCGTCGCGCTCGGCGGTATCAACTGCTATTTCACCTTCAGCGATCCACTTACCGTTCACACAAACCGGACGGCCACTCTTCGCCCATTTAGTCGCGCTGAGCAAGTAGCCTTCGAATTTGTCTGGCTGAAACAGGGTTGCCGGGCGCAGATACTCGGCCATTTTCGGAGAGTCGCCCCAGTGTACCTGTTTGTATTCGATAACCAGCTGCAGTTCTTCCAGGGTGTGACCTTCGCGGAGACGGGCACGCATGTTTTGCAGCGAGCTTTTGGCGGGCTGGTAACGTGAGCCGGTGATTTGGTTTAGCTGTTTCAGTGCCTGTTTAGCCTGATCAGTAATTTCAACCTCGGCGTCGGTCTGCGCAGCAGGCTGACAAAGGGGTTTTATATCTGATGGATCTTGTTTTGAATTTACTAACGGATCCCCTCCAGATTCTGGACGGTCAAAACTGCTTTTATTCACGATTTCTGGACGTTCAGAATCTGAATATTCAGAATTGGAACGTTCAGAATCTGAATGTTCAGAAACTAGACCATCAGAATAGAAACCCGCAGCTGCTTCGCGGAGCTTCTTAACGTTCAGGTAATACAGGTTGGTTTTATTGCGGTTGCCCTTGCGGCGTTCTTCGCGGGACAACCAGCCATCTTTCTGCAACTGAGTGATAGCCGTAATGACCGTACTGCGGCCAGCACCGATCTGGCGGGATATCGTCTCAATGCCCGGATAGCACGTGCCTTCATCGCTGGAGAAATCAGCCAGACGCAGCATTACCAGCAATTGGGTACCTTTCACGCCAGCCTGAGCCAGCCCGTCCCAGACGTATGCGGATAACTTAACGCTCATAAGACCCTCGTGAATTTTCGCCGGAATTGTTCAGTTGGCTGCGCGCATTCATGCGGATAACCGGCGCGCATGAAGATGACGCGATCCCCCGCTCGGTCGAAGCCCACGACGTGTACCACAACGCCCCGCCAATCCTTGTAATGCCGGTCCAGCTTTTGGATTTCTTCAGACATGCGCTCACCTTCCGGCTTTGCTCACAGACGTAACCTACCCACCAAGCGGCGAACTGGTAGTTGCACGGGATCCAGCGGTTGCCTATCATCACTTCGTACGAAAGAGAGCCAGCGGTGCCGCCAGTCGCTACACAGCGGATTTGCGGAACTCCGGCTTTTATGAGTAAACTGTTCATGCGTTAATTACTCCACACACGTTTTTAATGCGCCTGACGCCTGGAGCTGCACACTCTGGGCGTCAACCTTTTCATGCAAAGCCACTACTGACTTCACATACTCATCGCGGGCAGCTAAATGCTTACGATGAAGCGTCATAATTTCTGTCTTCTCGCTTTCATCAATTACCCCGTCGTCTGCTATCGAAATATTTATCTGCTGATCAACCTTCCCGCTCTTAGCTGCAACCTTTACCCCTTTGATGAACAGGTCAACGTGGTCCAGTCCGTCACGATTTGGGATTTCAACGAAAAAACCGCCGCGGCGCTGAGCGAAATAGTCCGCCAGGTGATTGGCGCCGCTGATATCTTCCATCGCTTCCAGCTCTGCAACCTCGAAGAAGCGACATCCGTTTTTCTCGTAAAGGTTGTTATTGAACTGCGTTTCAGTCATCCCCAAAGCGCCAGCCATAGCAGAACGACCGCCGGGAAATGCTTTGCACATCGCTTTTACTGTTGATTTCAGGTCTACCATTTCGCTTTTCCTTCGGTAGTTACGGCTGAGCGCAAGAGGTGTTAGTCTTTTCATAAAGTTCAGCATCGAACTGAAGCTTTCCATTAGTTCGATACGCGGCTTCTGCAGCACGCCCCTTCGGTATCAACTTCCCAGGGCGATTTCGCCATTGATAGACGGCCTCGGTTGTGATTCCAAAAAAGGCAGCAACTTTATCTGCACTGCCGAAGAGTTTTTCAATGTCGTCTGTGGTCATATCACCCCCCCCCTGAAGCTAAGTTTAATTAGATATTAAATTCTAATTTATATTAGGTCAATAAAAACTAAGATTACTTAGCTTTGTTTAATTAATGGTGATGAAATGGAAACGGTCGGCCAGCGGTTAAAATCCCTAAGAAAGATGACTAAGACCTCCCAGAAAGAGCTGGGTAAATTTTGCGGTGTCAGTGATGTGGCGGTTGGTTATTGGGAGAAAGATGTTAACGTCCCGAATGGTGAATCACTTTCAAAACTGGCCAAATTCTTCAATACGTCAATTGAATATGTTCTCTATGGGACTGAGTTTGAAGATAAGCTAATCACCAGGATGCGTCGCATCCCTGTAATCTCGTGGGTGCAGGCCGGTGCTTTCACCGAATCAAAATCACCGGAAACGTTCGCTGATATTGAACGCTGGGTTGAGACATCCCTTCGGGTATCAGGAAATTCCTTTGCCTTAGAAGTTAAAGGAGACTCCATGACAAATCCCAACGGTCTCCCGACTATACCGCAGGGTGCGACAGTTATAGTCGATCCTGAGGCTGAGCCAGTTAATGGGAAAATCGTTGTCGCCAGAATAGATGGGACAAACGAGGCTACAGTGAAGAAATTGGTCATAGATGGGCCAATGAAATTTTTGGTTCCCCTAAATCCTCGCTATCCGAACATGCCGATCAATGGTAACTGCACCATCATCGGTGTAGTCAAAGGGGTTCAATACGAACTCTAAGGGGCCAGTTGAAAAATGCCCCACGCCTAGCCTATTTTATGAGCAAGTGGGAGTTAGCGGGCAGCTTTGAGCGAAAAGAGGACATTGATTGCCTGCTCAATGAAGGATCTATTAGCATCAGTGTTGCAACTGAATTAAAACTACATCCATGCCATCATGTGTTGAATGAATGGTCTTCTATATGTAGGCCAGCCAGCCCTCTGTATATTTCATTAGGATAAATAGAGGGAAGGCTGTGCTCAGGATTAAACTGTCTTCCCGATGTATTGTGGTACAGGCAGAGCAAAGCGTTTTTTCAGGACATGAGCAATATCGTCTTCCGTCAGTTGCCGCTTTTCTACGCCATCTGCGGTGATCGTCTTTAGCACATTACCTAGCAAAATCAGGCGACCCTCGGGGACGTGCTGCACGATCAGTAACTTCTGCACAAAGATGGCATCAGGATGGGTGGAGTTGAGGTAGTTGGCCGGGACGAAATCAATCCACTCCTGGGGTGACAGGTCAAAACTGTACTGATTGGCCCATTTGCCCTCAACCTTCGCTTGTAGCAAGTACTCGCTATTAACGTCACGCATAAGTCGGAAAGTGTCGAAATCCTGTTCAATGTTGGTATCTGGCATGTCTATGGCGATCGGTGCGCGAATACCATAGCTGCCGAACCCTAGATCGCAAAGCCACAGGCGGTTATCGACTTCAACAATTAATGCCATATGCGTTTTCGGTCGGCGTGCTGGGTAGAACATCGGACGAGCTGCAACGAAACGGTAGGTAATACCTAAAGCGCCCAACGCCATTGCAAATAGCCCATTGACCTCATAGCAGTATCCACCACGACCTCGTTGTAGCAGCTTGTCTGCAATGTCTTCTGGTACCAGGGAGACGACTTTGCCAGCCTGTACATCCAGATTCTCGAAGGGCACCGAAAAGAGTTGATGACGCATGAGTGCGTGCAGCGTGGCGGTATCGGCGGCTGCATGCCCGGTGTAGTTTATACGACGGAAATAAGTCGAAAGGTCGAAGTTGTCGCTATGCATAATGCCTCATTGATTGAGCGGGTTCGGCACTACTATAGAAGGGACGCATCATTGTCTGTATAGTCAGATCTATCGATAATCAGCCTCTACAGTTCGCAATGTCCGTCCCACGTCTGTTGTCCCCACATTACCGCCGGATAGCTGAAATACTGCGCTTTACCCTTGCATCAGGTGTATTGCGAGTCGGCGACAGGATGATCTCCGCGCGTAAACTGGCCGAACGTGAGCAAGTTAGCCTCCCAACGGCACTGGAAGCACTCCGTTGTCTTGAGGCCGAAGGCCTGATTGTTGCGCGTCCGCGTTCGGGCTACTTCGTTTGCCAGATAAACACACCTCAGAACATGCAGTCTTCCCATCATTTACCTGGCCCAGTCCCCGTGACAATGTCAGCAGTAGCCCGTTCACTATTCAGTAGCGCAGAAGCCCGTCTGGTGCCGCTTGGCGCAGCGCTGCCCGATCCTATATGGCTGCCAACAGCTACGCTACAGCGGGCGCTGCAGACAGCAAGTCGTCGCCTGGACGCACACGGGCAAAACTACAGCCTGCCGCCGGGAAGGGCAGACCTGCGCAGAAATATAGCTGTACGCGCTGCACAGTGGGGTGCCCGTTTTGGTCCGGATGATCTCGTAATTACGGCTGGCGCGACGCAGGCACTGCGTCTGGCTCTTCGCGCTGTATGTCAGCCAGGTGATGTAGTGGCAATTGAGCAACCCGCCTACTTCGGTACGCTCCTCCTGCTGGAGGACTTAGGCCTCAAGGCATTGCAAATCCCCACGGATCCCGCTGAAGGCTTGTTACTGGCACCTCTGGGTGAAGCTATTCAGCGGTACCGTCCCGCAACCGTGCTAGCTTCGCCCACGGTGCAAAACCCACTCGGTGCCAGTATGCCCGTCACTCGTAAGCAGGAACTTGTTGCTCTTATTGAACGTGCAGGCATCCCTTTAATTGAGGACGATGTGTATGGTGACCTGGCCGGTGAGGGGCAGCGTCCTCCGGCCTGCAAGGCCTTCGACCAGAGTGGGAGTGTGATTTACTGCAGTTCATTATCCAAAACCCTTGCCCCGGGCTGGAGAATCGGTTGGATTGCGGCAGGACGCTACCACACGCAGGTTTTGCAGGCTCGCATGGCCGGGGATTGGGCAGGCGCACCGCTGCTTGAAGCAGCCGCGAGCGATATACTGGCAAGTGGAGACTACGAGCGTCATCTGCGGCGCCTGAAGCTCCGGGTCACGGAGGGGGTACAAGCTGTTATCGCTCGGGTCAAGGCAAGTTTCCCTCCGGGCACTCGTGTTGCCGTACCGACAGCAGGTTTCTTGTTGTGGATAGAACTTCCGCATCAGCTGAATGCATTGGGGGTATATCGTAGCGCGCTGGCGCTGGGCATTGGTGTCAGTCCTGGCCTCCTGTTTTCCCCAGGGGCGGAATTTCAGAACTTCCTGCGGTTAAATTGTGCGAATGAACCCTCACCCATCTTGCTCAATGCAGTGGAACAGATCGGTGCGCTTTGTCATGAACTGGTTGGTCAGTGCTAATGACTAATACATGCCTAAGTTCACACTAATCCCTCTACTACCCCAAGAGGACAAAGGTGGGCTTGTCTGCTCTCATGAGATTAATTCAGTATGATATTATTCACGTCCGCTTTTGGCACACAGCAGACAAACACGTGACGCTGAAGGTCTGCTGAGAGCGAAAAGCGGACGTTATGTCACACATCCGCCTTTCAATTACTGTTTTCTCATTGAATAGTAGAGGCGAATTAATGTTTTTTGGTTAAAAAAGACTATCAAAGCTTATCAACTGAACAAATTCGTGTGCAGATGTCCCGCATAAGATTACGCGCCGTCTGGCTTATGCCTCCAAGTTGAAAGAAACCGTGAATCACGCCCAAATAGCGCTGTGCGGTGCACGTTACCCCTTGATCAATCATGCGACTAAACAGATTTTCACCTTCATCACGCAATGGGTCATATTCCGCTGTGATGATATGTACTGGCGGCAATCCTGCGAAGTCGTTACGGAATAAAGGGCTGGCTTCAGGATGGGTAAAGTCAGTGTTAGGAAAATAGGCTTCAAAACCGCTGAGTAGCGTGTCGCTCGTCAGCACA